ATTTACTAACTAATTTAATTATATAGAATAACTTTTTTTGTTAGAGTTAAAACAAAAACCCCCAGCCTAGAAAGGCCAGGGGATACTCTGTAAACCAACAAACAGAGTTTTTGATATTTTATATTAAGGACATGCTGTTGTAGCAATAACAAATCCACCATTGTCTACTTGATAACTATCTGCACCAGGGCCTTGAGAATACCATTGATTACCACCAGTTACAGGAGTTACACCACACTCACCTTCTAACCATAATCTTGTAGGAGTTAAAGAGTTGTCAGTATCAAATAATACTAAACTTCCTAAATGAGCACATGCTGTAGCATTTGCAGGATATAAGAATATCTGTTGACATCCTGGAGTTGGAGTAGTTGTAGTTGTTGTAGTTGGAGGAACTGTAGTTGTAGTTGTTGTTGTACTACTTGTAGTTGTTGTTGTAGTGGTATTAGCAATAAGCATATCGATAGAGTTGGTACAGGTTCCTGTAGAAGTCACTCTAATGATTGTAGCATCATTGGGAACACCTGCTAAGCTGTACCCTGCTAATAATGCTGATTTAGATACCCCTGTAGCTAATGGAGTAGTGTACCCATCTGAATCTGAATAGATGTTGAAAGGACCTGTATCTGCCCCAGCTAGGGTTAATGTTATTAAGACTGTCATATTTAAATTGATTTTTTAGTTGGTTATGGACACTCACTCAATAGAGCACAGAGAGCAGTTTTTAACTGTACACTGTTTCCAATGGCAGTTAAAATTGCTTGGGCCAAGAGTGTTGGGTCTAGTTCAGAGTCTATCTTTTGGAGAGCCACTGTTACGTTATCATTTGTTTCTATACCTGTGTTAGGAAGATTAGCTCCTGTATACTTTACATTGTTTGTACCAATGCAATATCCAGGACCTGCAGTTTGTCCTTCTGGGGTATAGCATGGATTATAAATATTTACCATTTTGTTTCTATTAAGGGATGTACATTATATAATATGCAGCAATTACAGGTTGAATGTTTGAGTGAGCTACGTTGTCACCTGTAGGTTCAACTGTTATAGATACGTTGTTAGCAGCATTTGAAGTCACTGTAATTCCAGTGGTAGCTGTTGTTGTTGGAACATTAGTAGGAGTTCTATCTACAATACCAATGGTACCTGAACTGCTCCAACCTTCTGGTGTGTTACCTACATAGTGACTATGACCAGGATCATTTAATGTAACAATTGCTGTACCCAAAGCATTATGTGAGTGAGCTGGTAATTGTGAAGGAACAAGCACTATTGAGTTTGCTCCTGCTGTACCAGACAGTGCGTAGTTTGGATTACCAGCAAATGCAGGATCTACAGCAGGGTCAAGACCAATTCCTACAGGAGGTACGCTAGCAATAGCTCCTACAGCAACACGTCCTCTTTTATCAGGAGTACCATTTAAGCCATTGCATAGATACACCTTGTTGAATCCATTTGCTGGAATACCAGCACCTGTTCCATCAAAGTTAGACAATGAACCATAATATTCATATGCTACAAAAGGAATCATCTTTGCAGACTGTTGAGTTGTACCACCTGCTTGACTAGCTAGATAAGCTGCAATCAAAGCATCTAAGTCTGCAAGCTTAACATAGTTTGTATTAAGATCTAATGTAAGAGCAGCTAAATCAGCTTCTACTATACAAAGCTTTGTTATAACAGCTTGTAATACAGCATGTGTATCACTAGAGTCTGTTACACCACTTAGGCAGTCTACATCATAATCAGCATTTAGTATTGCTAGTGTTCCATCAATTGCATCTACTTGTGTCTGTAACTCACAAGCAGCTCTTACCAAAGCAGATAACACCTCTACTAAGTTAGGTGTTCCTTCTGGTAAGTATTGCTCTACTAGTTCACAATAATATGATGGGTTAATAGTTATGTCAATGCCAGTGCCATCTAAGAAAGAAACAACCTTATCAATAAGAATGTTCTCTATAGTGAACAAGGAATCATTGGTTTGTATTCCCAAAGCAGGTACGTCATCACCTGTGTATCTAACACATTGGTCAGACACAATCTCTACGCATCCATTGTAACAAGCTTCAGGAGGGCAATTTGAACAAGACATTTTATAATTTATTTATGAATTAAAACTTTAACTCTACTAGCTATTCTCTGTACAGAGTAGGCTTTGGCATAGTTTGGATTACAATACTTGTATGTTAGTATTCTTCTGTAATTCAACAGTTCACCAATTGGGCTACATGAAAGGTTATAGTTCATAGAGAATATGATATTGTTATATTGAATCTTAGCTAACTCAGTTAGCTTACAATCAATATCTTGAAGCAACACAGGGATGCTTGCACATTCTATACAGTTAGTTAATCTTGGCTGCAACATATTTAATCAGATTTGTAGCTTGCTTTACAGCATTGTTACATGCTGAACATAAGCCATTAATTAATTGACACCCACAGCCAACCTTAGCTCCACAGTTTCTACAGTTTGCCATATTAATAAAAGTTAACGATGTAATTATTTCCAGAACAACCACAGTTGCTCTTTATAAAATTGTTTAACATATTGTTTGCTTGTACATAAAGCTTGTTAGCAGTATCTACAGCACAGTTGTTTGCAGCAGCTATTGAACCTGATATCATGTAGTAGATGCTAGTCAATGTCACTTTTGATTGTGTTTTGATAGCAAGATCACACTCCATTAAATCAAGCTTCATAAATGCATTATCAAACTTTTCCTGTATAAGCTCAGTACGCATGATGTTCTTTTCTACATTATAAGTAAGAGCAGGTGCCACTGTATACTTTAGATAGTATATGCCATCTGGTAGAGGAATCAATGGTTCACCTACAGCACTAAGTCCTAAAGATGCAGAATTGAATATATTAAAGTCATTTGGAACAAATGGTAAAGATACCACTCCAAAGTTAGGTACTGTTATTTCTATTGTAGGGGAGCTTACAACAGGAGGATCTGTGTCATATGTTGAAGCGTCAGCAACACCCAATGTTAGGGTGTTATAGGTTGGTATTACCAGTATATCTAAGACCATGTTATTTAAAATAAAAATGCCAGAGGATTTGAGAAATATCCTCTCACCCTCTGGCATAGGTTAATATGATAACTACCTTATTCTATTAAGGAATCAAAGTAGTTGTTGTTGAAGTACTAGGCCAAACAGTTGTTGTGGTAGAAGTTGTTGTAATACAACCATTATCACTAGCAACAGTTCCTAAAGCACCTTCTAATACAGCTTCAATTGCAGAACTTAAGTTCTGAGGAGAAGCTATGATTACAGTGCTATCTTCCATGATATAATCACCCCACTGGTAAGTAGATTTGTCATAAGCGTTAAACTTAACATAGTAGGTATCATAGGTAGTACCATCTGTTACCCAGCTTTCAAAGTTTTCGTTATAACCAACCATTCTGTACAAGTGCTTAAGGTAACCAGCTTGGTAGCTATAGAAATTCTTTTCTAATTGTTGAATTTCTGCAGAAGTACCTAGAGGGTAGCTAGAGCGTTGAACGATAACAGGTTCAGCAACAAAGTTACATCTGTCAGCAACAATGAAGTCAGCAGTAGTTGCAGGACCAGAATACACGAATGTGCGGAAGTAAAATCTGTCATACTCCCAAGGGAATGCAGCAACGTCACATGGCTGACCATATACAGTTAGAGGCTTACCAGAGATAACTAATACAGCATTCTGATCATTTCCACGTCTTTGGAATTGGTAGAAAGTGTTGAAAGAAATGTTGTCTGGGTTATCACCAGGAGCTTGTTGTGTCAACTTGATGATAAACTCATCAATTAAAGCAGGCACATCAACATCAGTACAAGGATCACCACCACAGTCACAACAAGGAGCTTGTACAGTTACTGAGCGAGTGAAACCATTGAAGTATAGGGTATCAACGTAAGAAGAATGACCACGTAAAGTTAATGTTACGATGTCACCACATTTAACAGTCCAACCACCAACTTCAGTTACTTGGTTAGACACTGTAGAACATCCTGTAACTTTGTACCATTCTGTTACATTTGATTTACCATTACCTCCAGAGCTTAAAGGTCCAGCAATTTTGTCTGAACGCTTAGAACCCTGTAAATAAGTATTTACTCTACCTTGAGCAACGTAGAAGTATGGAGAGTTACCAATGTTACCAGCGTTAGCCACTGTGTAATCACTAGCGAAAAATCCAACTTGACCAGCTGTTAAATCTTGTGTAGAACCAGAGCTAGGTAGAGTGTTTCCTACTGGCACCACAAAGAGCGTGGTTAATGAAAAATCAGCCATTTTGTTTTATTTTAAATTGTAAAGAAAAAATTACTCGTTTGTTTGTATTCTGTATATGGAGCTTTGAACAGCAGATTGGTTCTCTGTATACATTGCTAGGTTTTGTACTGTAAGGTCTAGTAACTCATCCTCAAGATAGGTTTCTAGTTCACAGTCAGAATTTATAGAGTTTGTACCATCAAATCTCACGTATCCAACTTTATCTATATATTGTGGGTAACGCATGTATGAGATGTATATTTGCTTAGGTGTAAAAGTACCATCTGTAAATATAGAAATCTCATCAGAGGATAAGGAATTGAACGTTTCTTGATATTCAAATGATGGTTTGTAATGAGTGTTGGTTAAGCAAAATTGTAAATCACCATGCTTAGACAAGTCTCTATTAATCCATATCTTTCTATCTGTACATACACCTTTGTCTGCTAATACATAACTATCAATATAGAACATGTATTTAGGAGTGAGCAGATGAATGTCTGCAGACCATTGATTTAATTCAGCGTTCTTAATTGTTAAGTTAAGAGGTTGATGGTTATATACCATCACCAGACTTTGTAGGTCTTCATAGCGTTTTTTAAACGAGTCTAGACCTTGTCCTGATACAGTACTAAAACCATCAACCTTTTGCTTTATTAGCTTTATCTGAGCTTCATTTAACGCTAGAATTTTATCTTCTAGGTTAATTTGCTGATGTTCATTTGTTGATAGTTTATTTAGTTTCTGATCAATTTTGTATAATAAACTATCTACAGGGATCATAATGAAGCTATTTTTTTACCTTTTAATTTACCTTCTAAAGTCAATAATTGATCTTGGTTGTCATCATCTGCTAAGAACTTAACTAATTCATCTTCATCCTTAGCTATTTCAAACTCACCTTCGTAAACTTTACCATTAGGTCTCACTCTATAAATAGAATGTGCAATGGCTTGTTTAACTAAATCTTTAATATGGAGTAAGTTTTCCTTCATGTCTGCAAATCTGTTAAATACCTCAATTGGACTTAACCCTTGATATTTGCCATTCTTGAATTCTGTTTGTTTTAATAGGTTATCCACCTGATTGTATACAGCTTCTTCTTTAGAATCATCTGATACTGGGAGACCAAGTAGACGAGCTACTTTCTTCTTCTTTTCAGGAGTCATATCATCAAACTTGATGATTGCTTTATTAATAAGTTGTTTCTTCTTGAAAATCACCTTATTCTCAATCTCATCATCAGCAACATAATATTGGATGTCTGCTGGATATTCACCACGCTCCCAAGCTTGATATGAGCTTGCAATTGTTGGATGAACTCTTAACCATGCGAACGCTAGTTCTTGTAATGGTACACTTAAGTCAAAGAAATTATCACCATCTGATAACTTAACAGGTTGCACGTGCAGAGAGTCATCAACAGAAGTTGATAAGCCATAATTCCAGAACTGAGCACGAGGACTCAAGTCAACATTCAAAGCATCTTCAAGCTTTTGTTTTAACTCAGTTACTCTTTCAACCTCCATCTCTCTTTCAAGAGGATCAGAGATTCTTCTGATGTAAGCAGCTTTAGGATCTAATCCTGTTCTGTACTGACCATCTAACTCTTTGTAAGGATACTTAAATACACCTGTACCAGGGATTCTTGTATAACCTTTCATAGCAAGTCCACCTTGCATCGTTTGCAATTGTGAGTTGTTGTACTCTTTTTTAATAGTAGAGATTTTTCCTATCTTACCCATATGTAGTTGTTTTTTTGTTTGGTTTATTTGCAGATGGTTCCCATCGAAGGGAATGCAGTTAACACTTAGTTAACCCATCCATCTGTGTGAGAAGACTCCCCCACTGGGAGGAGTGGGGGGGAATTCTTCTCTGTATAGTAATTCTAACCCTAAGATTAGAATTGTGGTATTTCTTCGATTAACACAGTACGTGATAAATCTTCAATGAATACATCACAACGATCTTTCATCCAGATCTCATAACCAGGGAATTTGTTCGCAGAACTCATACCTTGAGACTTAGCAAAGCCTAAGTGGTGACGAGTACCATCGATATAACCCCAAGTCATAGAAGGTGCACCTTTCATACGTACTTCACGAATGTTGTTCACCATAGAACCATCGCTCATAGGAGATACGTCAAATACCATGAATACAGGTGTAGACTTCTTGTTCTGTCCAAATTCTAGGTTTGTTTGAGGAAGGTCTAATTCTTTTAAGTGAATTAGTTCAACACGACCAGTTTCACGTGTAACCATTGCATCGAATGCAAAGTTGTAAGTGATGTGTTGACCTTCTCCTTGTAAATATCTGTTACCAGAATCAGCCATGAAAGTAAGACCAGAATTTAAAGCATCTGTTTTTAAAGCTTGTTGGAATACGTCAAAGCCAGCTTCATTAGTGTACATTTTAACACGTCTGTCTTTAACATCCACACGTCTGTAGAATAAGTCACCAAATACAGCACGAATCAAGTTTGCAGTGAACTCACCACGATTGTATTGTACTAAGTTACCATTGTTACGCATTCTGTGATATACACCAGCAGAAGTACGCTTTAATTCTTGCTTAGAACCATTAGTCTTCACAGTACCAGGACGAGCCCAGATCATACGCTTAACTTTTAATTCTAACATAGACTTACGCATCCAGAACTCAATAAATGGTTCCCATTTAACATCATTACGAGTTAAAGGTAATTGGTTACGTCTTTGAGGAGCATATACTAAGATATCCAATGGATTACCTTTGCTATCTCTCATCATTTTGTCATCAGCCCACTCTGTAATTTTGTGCTCATAACCATATGCAGAACCTAAAGATTCAAACATAGTAATTTGCTCACCTAAACGAGGAAGACCTAATAAGTCTTGGTCAAATTCACCAATAGCAGCGTCAACTAGTTCTAGTTCAATACCAACTTGTAAGAAAGTTGAACTTACAAAATCTACAGTTGGGTTATCACTTACTAAAGTGAAAGTGTATAAGAAACCAACGTTCCAAGGAACTGGATCTTTTACAACGTAGAAACGTGGACCATATTGACGAGTACCTACAGAAATGATTGCGTTCTTAGAGAACTCATTAGTGTCAATCACTAATTGGAATTCTTGACCATCAATACCAGGCTTAGATAATTCCTGAGTTGAAGTTGGAACGTCAATGATTTTAGGGAACTTGTAAGGAACTTGTACTTGCCACTTCCAAGCATCACTGTTGTTGTCAATGTAGTAAGGAGTAGACTTGTTGATCATGTCTAGGAAATCATTACTGTACAAAGAACTCTGAGTATACAAACTGATGATTTTTTTATCATAATCAGCAGGCTCAGTTGAGTGAAAGCTTTCCAAGTGGTTCGCATCAGTCAATTTACCTACTGCACGCTTGTCCATAGAAGCGATCCTAGCATAGGTAAAACCAGTTAAACCTGGGATTGTTTGAATTGCCATTTGTTATTCTTTTTAATTTTTGTTATATAAAATTGTTATTGAAACCAAGAAGTTTGTTTAGTTGCTGGTTTAGATTTCACTGAACTCTTCTGGGCTTGTCTGGCAACCTCACCAAATAATTCATTTGACTTTTTGGTAATACCTGTCTTTTGAATAGTAGATAATGTAGGATCTTTCTCCATTATCTTCATGATCAACGCAAGCTTTACTTTTGTTGCATGATTCTCAGGACGTTTAAGCTCCAGAATAGTCTTATCAAAGTCTGTGAGAGTCTCACCAGAACTTGTTTTGTACTTGTCTGTTACTAGGAAATCTTGTAGTTCACCAGCTAGTTTTGGATTAATTGGTATGCCATCAAATTCTTTAGCTTTGAGCTTCTCCTGTAAAACTTGGTTTACATTCTGATAGTACTGCTGTTTGATAGCCTGTTGCTGTTGTAATTGAGATTCTCTTTGTTGCTCCATTTGTTGGAGCTTAGCAGCTTCTTTCTTTACTAATACTTTATGGTGCTTGGTAGCAACGTTCTCAAGGTCACCATAGTTTTTAAGTCTTTCAACTTCTGTGTCTACATCTTCTTTCTCAAAGCCTTGATCTGTAAGTGCTTGTCTAATAACAGCAATTTGATTATTCTCTTGGCTAAGGTCCATCTCTGTGAAAGATTGGATCTGATTGTAGGCACCAAAGTATTCTTTAGGATCTACACCTTTTACAAATATGGCATCGAATGCTTGTTGATAATCTTCTCCAAACTGACCAATGAAGTTGTTTACAATTTCAATAGCTCCTTTCTTCTTCTCTGCTTGGAACTTTTCCAAGAAAGCTTCTGGGGTTTCTATTGGTGCATCTTCTTCCTCATCATCATCTTTAGAGAAAACACCTAGTTTGAAAAGGTCTCTTGATAAAGCAGTGAATTGGTTTGCACCTTCTTCTTCACCTTCTTCATCACTATCTTCTTGATTATCAGCATCTTGTGCAACAGTCTTTTTAGCTGGTGCTGGTGCTGGTTCATCATCTTCCTCACCCTCTTCTTCATCTTCTCCATATAAGAAACTTTGAATATCCTTTACAGGATTCTCATCTTTCTTATCTTCTTCTGGAGCAGGCTCTGAAGCAGCTGGTTGTTTAGAAGTAGTTTTCTTAACTGGAGTGGGAGCAGGATCATCTTTAATGTCCTGAATATCATCAGGATTAGATGTTGCACTGTCAGGGCTCAATAAGTCATTTAATAACTCTTGACTTCCCATTCCCATGTCCATAGTATCTTGAATACTAAAGTTACCCATTTGGGGCATATCTAGATTTTCAGCCATATGTAGTTGTATTTATTTGGTTTTCAAGGTGTAAAAGTATATTAAGTTACAGCCTAAAGCTCCTTATTGGGGCAAGATCTGTAAGTGTAACTTGTTGAACCTCAACACCCCACTTCCTTGCTTCCACCCTAACTTTCTTACTAAGAGTGTTGTCAAGCTCTGTATCTGTACACTCTTCTAGGGTCATAGACATGATGACGTTTTTAATTATGCTTTGAGACATGTCTGACAGAGCATCTTGGGCATCATACACTTCTAGCAGAAATGTCTTGACATCTGCTATCTTATATTTAATAAGCCCCTTCACCACAATATTCTGTTTGTCTTTTGTATACAAAGATTGTGCATCTAAGCTAAGGGTTGTCACAACGACATGTTGATCTATCACCTCGTCAAAGAAGGGAAGTTTTAAATGTATCCCTGGTTTGAGCACTGAATGAAATCTACCAAACCTAAGCAACACAGCCTCTTCATAATCTCTGATTATAATAAAAGGTATTATCTGGTACCACCAGTGTGATAAGATTTCAATCAGTTTATCAAACATAATTATTTAGTTTTCTTAGCTCTTCCTTTAGCATTCTCTTTGGCAATAGCTAGATCATTTGCTTGGTTCTCTCTGCTCACTTTAATCTTCTCTTTCTCTACGTTAAGCTTCTCCATTGCCAGCGTGTGTTTGTTTTGAATATCAGACAGCTTGGTTTGATAATCTCTCTGAGCTCTAGTTTGTTCTAAAGCTAACTTGCTGATTTCCAACACATCAGGAGTTCCTGATGCATCAATGTCTGACAATGGACCACCCTTAGACTCTGCTGCAATAAGTGCAATCTCTTTCTTATTGATTCTATCCATCTCAGCGTTGTAGTTGTCATTAGCAATCTTCTCTGCTTGTTGTTGCATTTGCAACTGTAATTGAGCTTGACCAAGTTGTTGCTGTTGTTCAAGTTCTTGTTGCTTCTGTTGTAATTGCTGATTTTGGATTTCCTCTTGTCTCTCTTTAAGTGTCTTAAATACCTTCTTCATTTGTCTGATTGAATTGGTGCTGTAAAGCTCAATTACATCATGTAATGATCCACCATTCTGAATAACAGCTTGAGACAATCCTCTAATCTCGTTGAATGCTTCTCTATCTTCAGGTCTGTTAGTTAAGTAAACTTTTAAATCTCTGAATCTAAGGTCTGTACCATTTACAGATACAAATGCAGATTCTCCCTCATTAGTAATATAAGAGATGGTTGATTGTGGTTTCTTAGCTTCTACATACAAAGCTGCATCAATGATGGCTTGGTAAAGCTGACCCATAATATATTCATGTGCTACAAACAAAGGTTCTGTCTGAGCATAAGATTGTGTAATAGCTGCGTTGGTACCTGTAGCTGATTCACTAGCAGTTACAGATCCAAGTCTTTGTCTTGACATACCTATAAGTTCCCAACATTCATTCTTTATCTGTTGTGCTAGAGTATATCTTGCTTGGATCTCCTGTGTACGTGTGAGGTCTAAACTGGTATATTGGTTGAAGCTAGAAGGACTCTTCAAGTTCTCTGGGCTGTCATCCACAAATACCACACCTCTGTTACGTGCTTCCATTTCCCATACATCAAGAGCATCTTGTGCATCTCCATCCTTAGGAATAGGAATGTGTCTGATAGACATTAACTGAACCTTACCCACCTCTTTCTCAAGGAGTTTATACAACTGGTTCATACAAACGTTGTATATAACTTGGAAAGGTTTCATCATGTCTACCAAGCTCTTAGCTTCTGTATTCTTCACTTCAAAGGTTTGGCCAATGATAGGACAGTAAGGTAATAACTTGTATGGTTTGATATGATAGATGTCTGGTCCAATCTTGATACCTTGATACCATTGGTTAATCCAACCCCACTCTAGAGAAATCTCTGTAGGAATTGTCTTACTCTTATAGTTTTCATCAACAAGCATAGATTGCTCATTGCCCATTTCATCTGTGTAGATTAACTTACCAATCTTCTTCTTAGAGATCCAATAAGCTCTAACAACAACATACTTATAACCAAATGAGCTTACATTAGATGTAAGTCCCAAGAAGTCTTGAAGTCCATCATTGTTCTCTTTCATTTCAGACTCAATGATCATTCTAGTTTGTAGAACAAGAGGGTCGTATGTATCATATTGAACAGAGTCAATACCTGGAATAGCGTTAGGATTACCAAGGTTTGATTCACGTACGTTGATAAGACCATAGTCTTGTAAAGAACTACGTAAGTGATCTATTTCTTCTTTAGTCAGGTCAGGAATAGCTTCAATGATTTCAGATAGTTCCATAACTTGTACAATACCAGCAGCATATGCTCCTTGTGCACGACCTGTAGGATCTGAAATCCACTTTCTATCTGGTGTAGTTAAGAACCAAGTGTTCTTAGGGTTAGCCACCTCAATGTTAAATCCAAGCTTTGAGTTGTCTTCATATATATGGAAGAACTCTCTAGCAGAGATTAGTAAGTCTCTGAATGAATCTTCTCCTTTCTCTTTTAAATTAAACTCAACCTTCTGAGATGTAAGAATGTGGTTTGCCCACTTCTCTGCTGTAGATGTGTAAGAATCTAATTCATCCTTCACCTCATCAAGAGTCATCTGAGTTAGTTCCTCATCTTCAATCTCTTGACCTTCAGCCATAGCCTTTTGCTGTATCTTCATTTTAGCTTGACTGACAATGTAGTTATTTAACATTTCAGTTTTAAACTCTAGCTCTTCAGCTTTACTATCATCATCAAATGCTTTGACACGAAATGCGTCAGGTCTTTTGGAAATCTCTCCTACTAGTTCATTGATAGGAGTGGTCATTATAGAATAGTGTTTCACATAGGCAGGAAGTTCAAGATCTGCTGTGAGCACATCTGTAAAGCTTCTAACTTCTGGTTCAACATAAAAGTCTTCTCTTCTTAAAATACCTTTAACAAGGTCATAGTTCTTTACAAATGTATCTCTGCTCTTAACATACTCAGCATAAGCTTTGTTTGCAAAGTAGTCCATTGTGTTCTTCACCCAACTCTCATCCTGCTTCTCCTTATCAGTTTTAAACTGATCTGGAAATATGTTCAAATAGGCATACCTTATGGTAGCGTCTTTCGTATATCTTATAATTGCCATTATGAAAACAATTTATTGCGTTTATATTTATTTTTTGATCTTCCAAACATATCACCTCTAGCATCAGTGAAAAGCACATTGCCTCTTTTCTTCTTAAACATAGATGTCACTCTTTCATCTGATGTACCTCCTATCTTTCCCATAATTGGATCCATCTTTAGAGCCTGTGCTATGGCAAGTTCAGCAGCTACAATTCTATCGAAGTTACCTTGGTCATTATACTGAATAACTTCTTCTAGTAACACAGGATCAAATATCTTGCTCACACCTAACACTTCTCTAACCACTTCACCAGCTTCATTTGTCTCTTTGAATATGGCATTTTCCATATACTTCTTAAGACA